ATAACCATACATTGTCAAAATTCGGTCCAATGTAATTTTATCCATTAAATCTGCATAATCTGCTGCTTCAGCTTTGCTAATTTGATAATGTTCTGCAAGTTGTGTAATTAAATCTTTATCAAATTTATCTTCAGCTTTACCTTTAATGTATTTTGCAAAGCTTTTATTGGTAGGCAAAAGTTCATAATACAATCGATATGTTTCCTGCGGTCGCAATAAACCAATTGTATATGTTTGCAATTCATTGACTAATTCTGTCAATTCCATTCGCATTGATAACCAACGATTAACAATAAACGGAGAAAATTTCTTTTGATCTGTTTCGGACCATTTTTTCCATTCGCGTTTTTTATCCGTTACGCCACCAATCAAATCAAAAATCGTTGCACCTTTCTTTTCTTCTGCCATTTGTTATAATTTATATTTTTTACGATATTGTTGTTCTAAATATTCACCCATCCCTGCTTCTAAAATAACAGCCGTATCTGGTATTCCTATGATTCGTTTTGCATTTAAAATATCATCAATCGATTTGTTTCGAAACGTTTTGATTTTAGTTTTTGCATTGCTACGATTTGATGACTTGAATACGATCGTAACTAAATCTTTATGATATGGCGCAGACATTATTTTTTAACTTTTATAGGTTGAAATTCTTCTGGAATGGAACCACAATCATCGCATCTAAATACTGGAATTGGTACCATAGTATCTTTATCAGCCCCCGTTAAAAATTTAGATACTTTGTTGATGGCCATTACTTGTCGAAAATACATTCCGTCACATTCTTTACATGTAATTGGTTGCATATCATTTGGACCAATATTAACATTCAATTTACTCATAATTCTCCTAATAAATTTACAAACATTGCCATTATGTTGATTTCTTTATCTACTACACTTGCATCTTTAAATTGTGATTCTGCAATAATCAAAATGCAAGGTGCTATATGACCGTGAGCAAAATCATCTAAGTTATCATAAAGAAAAGTATATAATGGCGTAAAATCTTTTACTTTGCTATCTGCAATCGTTTGACGTATTTTATTGAATGCAGTTTTTTTGTCTTTGACATTTTTCAAAACTTCCAAAATCTCTGTCATGTAATTTGCTTGAATTGCACTTGCTTTATCTAATTGCAAATTGCCGTTAACAACGGATGCTTGTGCTGCATTGATTGCTCGGCGAATATCTGGATATGATGCATTAATGATTGCTGCTACATCTTTAATATCATACGTAACACCTTTTTCATCTAATACCACAACCAATCGTTTTGCTACATCTGATTTGCTTGGAGGCGTAATAGCAAATGTTTGACATCGTGATTGAATTGGATCAATAATTTTTTCAACATAATTACATGTTAAGATGAAACGCGTTGTTTTGCTATACGTTTCCATCAAATTGCGAAGTGCAGCCTGAGCATTTGGCGTTAAATAATCTGCTTCATCTAAAATAATGATTTTCCAACGACGAAATCCAACCGTTGATGCATATCGTTTGATTTTATCGCGTACTGCATCTACTGAATTTTCATCTGATGCATTAATATACATTAAATCTGCATCTACGCTGTTTGCAATTATTTTCGCCAACGTTGTTTTGCCTGTTCCAGCTGATCCATAAAATAATAGATGCGGAACATCGCCATTTGCGATAAAGATCTTAACTTTTTCAATAATGTGTTCATTGCCAATATATCCTTCTATTGTGTCTGGGCGAAATGATTCTACCCAAAGCGTGTTTTCTTGTTGTCTAATCATGTTATTTACCTGTTGATCCAAATCCTCCTAATCCTCGTTTTGTGTCTGATAATGAATCGGTTATTTGCCATTCTATTCGCTCTACACGAGCCATAACCAATTGTGCAATCCGTTCACCTTTGTTAAATTCTGCAACTGTGCTGCCATGATTTATTAAAATAACACCAATTTCTCCTCGATAATCTGAATCAATAGTTCCTGGCGTATTCAATACGGTTACTCCATGTTTTAAAGCTAAACCGCTGCGAGGTCTTACTTGAATTTCAAATCCTGCAGGAATTTCTACATATAAACCAGTTTTTGCTAAAACTCGTTCACCCGGATTCATCGTGATGGATTCGGTACATCTTACATCTAAGCCGGCACTCTGAGTAGTTTCATATGCCGGCAACGCATTTAGCGATTCATTTATTACTCGTACTTGCATATCAATTTTGTAACATCACCAACCAATAAGTTGATTCAAAATCAGAACCCGTAAATGCAATTCGAGCTAATCCATCTGGTGATACTTTTAATTCTCCGCTATCTCCACGATTTGCTACTAATACTTCTTTTAATTTATCTGCAGAAAAACAAACCGGATCCATTGCGGCCATTGTTGTTGGCCCTACTTCAAATGAAATGTTATCTGCATTAACCGTTGTGTAATTAATAATGAATTTAACTTGTCCGTTGATAACTTGCACTGCAAAGTTTTTTGCATCAGGTAATGCATTTTTTGCTTTGATAAATTTGCTAACAAATTCTTCATTAACTGGAATAGTAATTTCATAATTTGGCTCTGCATTGATTGATGGTACTGCAGGAATAACTGTCGTGTCAGCCAACATAAAAGTTGCCTGCGTGCTACCTTCTGAAATTTTCATTGCATAATTTTTACCCGCTGCATCTTTAACATCAATTGCAATATTCTCACCTAATGCACCTAGCATTTTTATTAATGCTCCTGTATGATTAATTCCTAACATACCTGTCATAAATGGTGTCGTATTCCATTTAATTTTACCTACGATGGTTTGATCCATATCAATCAATTCGCATCCAATTGAATCTGTTTGTTCTTTTAAAATAACCGCTTCGCAATTGCCTGCTAAATAATAACGATTAATGAACGACTGTAACTTGCTTTTTTCCATTATTTATTCCAATTTAAAATGTAAAGAATTTATTAAAATTTTCTGCATCGGTGGTTGATATACTACTACCGCCGAATTTTTTATATGTTTTGATGTATTTTTCATATACTTGAGGAGCCGAATCTGGATCAGCAAACATTTCATGCAAAGATAATATTACATCATATAACTCTCTTGGTATTACCGTTTCTAACAATTCAACGTGACTATCAACCATTTGATTGATTTCATTTGCAGCTTGTACATACAAATGCGTATTATGAACTACCATTCGGGGCATTGCTTCTTGCGAATATCGATCTAACCCGTCTGCTGTCTTACCACCTAAATATTCATATGTAAAATCTGCACAAGCCGGACAACCCATTGCACAAGGAACATGTTGAGTTAAGTCAATTGCAACCTCTCCAGTTTTGCCTTGTTTAATATGTGCCTTTCTTCGATATTCAGCATTTTTTGGAAAATACAATTCAGAGAATGTTTGTGACTTGTAATTCGTTGAATGAAGATATGTACCAAATACTGGATATTGACCTGGAGATGAAGAATCTGTTGTGATATAAATTCTATTACCAGTTAATTTATTCATCAACTTTTGCAACGTAGCCAAAATAAAGAAATCTGAAATCTTACTAATACCAAGTAAGTGAACATATTCTAATCGTTTATTTTCAAATTCTCGCTCCTTGAGCATCAAAGAAACTGCAAACATGAAATCAACTAATTTCTGCGGACCTCCAATTGCCCAACCTTGAAAATCAAAATGTTTGAACTTATGATACCACCAAGTATACTCATCTGCATTTGAACCTTGCAACATGTTTAAGAATTTTGTCTTGCCGCTTTGATGTTTTTCAAACCAAGCAAAGTTATCAAAACTAATGTCAGCACAACGTGCAAATTGATTTTTGTATTTTGTTTTAGGCGGAATATCTAAGTTAGCTGCAACATCGCTATTTGCTTCTAACCAATGAAAAATCTTTTCTCGCAATTCGTTGCTATATGGTAATGCACCTGTTGCAATCTGATAACCGCCTGAGTCACCAAATACTAGCACATCTTTTTCTAGTCCCATTTGATCGCGGAAATCCATTTTTTTGTAATGATGTCCTGCTGTAATCAGGAAGTATGGATGTCTCCACTCTGCGGGATATCTAGAATCAAAGAATTTTACCGGAACGCCGCTTGTAAATTTCATATCTTTCTTAAATGCAGATACCATGCTGCCTGCAGATAAAGATGGAAAGTATATAAATCTTTTATTTTTGCTCATCGTAGTCCTTTAAAGTATTAATTAATTTAGTTGCTGAAAAAAAGTTATTGTGTAATTTTATTGCCAATTGTGCAATGGCTTCCGTTAAATCGTGTTGTTCATATTGCAAAATTGCTTTTACTGCAGAATCAACACTGTCTGCTTGTTTGAACATATAATCATACATTTCTACATATGATAATCTATTTGGAACTATAGGGCAAGCACCAGCACACGCTGATTCATACATTGAAATGCCCAGTGTTTCTTGATCTGCAAATGAAACTGCAAATCGTGCACGTTGAAGCAATTCATGATATTCTTTTTTAGTTAAATTCATTTCCATTGCAACGCAAAATTGATAATGTTGCAATTCTGGACGAGCTGCCAATTCTAGAAATAAATCTAAACGCTTTTCTGGTGCAATTCGATGCGGAAATACAATGATGTTTTCTTTTTGTGACCAAATGCGAGATGCAATCATATTATGGGTATATTCCATTGGCCAACCTGTTTTGTTAAAAGATTTGTCATGTGAAATATAATATGTTTTACTCATTAATTTAAAATGTGCTGCAGTTGCAATCCAATTATGATTATATGCCGCAATCATTGCTTGTTCAGCGTGTCTAATCCATGGTTTATCTCCTACGAGACGACCTAAAAAATCATTTGGATCATATGAACCCGCGTGCCAAAGTCCGTGCATTATAACTGGAATATTTAAAAGCTCGCTCATGTATTTAACATTGATAACGCCCGAATGCCAAGCGTCTGTAAATATGATATGATCGCCTTCTTGTATATGTCCGTGAGTGAATAATTCAGCTAACTTATGAACTTGTGTTGACTTGTACATATTAGTGCCACCGAAATTTAAAAAGGCGCCGGGTGTCGTTGCTTCTGGAATTGTTAAATCGCCCTCAACAACTACTACATCAAATCCATTATCTTGTAATAATTGTGGCACGTGTGTTTTCCATTCGCAAGTATAACGCGTAGGAACCGATTCTATGTCAACTAAAAATATTCTCAAAATCTTGGTCTTTTCACAATTGCACCATTTTCCCAATCTTCCCAAACTTCTACTTTGTAAAGAGTCGGAAAACGTTCTAATAACCATTCTCCGATTGCTTCGCACGACATTGAACCAAACTCTAATACATTGGGAGTTTCTTTTGTAAATCCAATTCGAAGTTCTTTTTGTATTTTTCTATTTAACAAGATAAATTCTTCATCACGATCTGTATGTGTTACTCGTGCATAACAACGAAATCCAAACATATGCCGATGTCGATCAGATAAGAATGCTACTTCCGGAAAAATGTCTTTTGCATCGGGCCAACAATGAAACCCTTCGATATTAAATGTTACTACTACGCTGTACTTCATCTGCTATTAATTTTTTATATTTAGTTGTTGACCAACCATGGTCTCTGTTTAAGTATCGAATTGGAAGATCTAAATCATCGCCGGTAAACGACTTACCAACATAATCATCGCCTAAATAACGAATATATTCAGCTGAGATGTTTTCGGCAAACTGCTTTAATTTATAATGCAATTCTGATTCCAATGTATAAGGAATAACATGATTAACGTGTCGCAATGCAATCAACATCTCCGTTCTATCTTTAACTGAAAGTATAGGTTTCATTTTTTCAGGACGCTCAACGGTTGGATCGGTTTGAAGCAACACCCATACCTGATCACATTCGTCTTCCATTTGTTCAAACATTTTAATATAACCTGGATGTAATACATCAAAGCTACCAGCAATAAGTCCTATCTTCATTGTCTATCAAATTTATAATCATCTGGAGTAACATGTTGCATATTGTGCACGGTTGTACAATACAAAGAATAATCTGCATATACAACTTTGATGCTATCTGTTTTCTTTAACAATGCTGCATCTTCGCAATCTAACATCAATAAAATGTGTGCTCGAATTCTAATCATTGGCGGAACATGTTTCAACATACCCGGAGTAACTTCTATGGTAACAAATGTAGTATCCGTTATCATATCAAATATTGAACTCCACGCTTTCCGATCAACTAATTGCTGCGTTGCGGGCGAACAAATGTAAATGTGCGCGCATGGCGTTAATTTTTCATGTGTTGCTTTTAAATCTGCAATAAACAATGTTTCGATATCGGTAAATCGTCCTTCAACTTCTTTACCATACCAATGTGTACTATAACCAATCATACTTTATTATAATAAATTTATTCTTATTTTCCAAATGAAAAGAATTTTGCTACTGAATTATTTTCTGGAAATGCTCCCCAATTCATTGCTGCATAAAAATCATCTAATTTGTTTTTTAGTTCTTTTTCAAATATTTTGTTTCGATCTATATATTGTGTAACAAATTCTTCGATTTCTTTTGGATCTTGATAACCACGTAATGCCATTGTGTCAAATCCATATGGATTATCTGATAAGTATGCCCATTTTACCTTTTCTCCGTTTTGAATAGGTTGAATGTCTCGAATTTTGTGCATTGTTAATAAATCATTGAAATTGATTGCTGATTTAACATGTGCCGGAGTTCCTGATACATATCCAGTAAATGGTTTGCGACCTTTTGAGAATTTTGATATTTCTTTGACACCTGAATTCTTCATTACATTGAGTACTGGTGATTTCTTAAGATTGCGTTTAAATTCGTGAATCATATCTGTTGTAGCGGTCTTATCTCGTTCTTTAAGAATGTGCCACAATGTTTCTTTCATGATTTTTTTGAAATCTTCTGGAAATGATGATCTAACAACGTCCAAACCTTTGATATCTAATTTATCCGTAGATTTGCCTTCTTTGAAAATTACCCATTGTGCATATCGTTTCTTTGCAATCCATAAACCAGATTTTGCAACATATTCTTGTTTAATTTGCCAACGATGTGATGTGGTATTGTGAAATACTTCGGCATATCGGTCATACATTCGATTCACTAATGCTTGTACTTCTGATGCAATTGCATTGGTCTGGGCAATCATGAATTGTTCGTCTGATTCATCATATCCAGGAAAACGTTTTGCAATTAATGGTAAACTAGATACAAATGTTGAATCTGTATCTGTATAAAAAGCAAATTCTGCTTTGCCATTGGTTGCATTAACAAAATGATCTTGTCCCGTTTCTTTTGCATAATGATTGTTAATTACCTTTGCTGAAAATTTAATTACTGCTTGACCAGTTGCTGTAATTGCACCTGCATTATCTAAATCATGAAAACGAAATGTTTTAAGTCCCAATACTCCATAAAATGAATTAAGCAATACTTTTTGCGTTAACTGCATTGCATCGTAGAATTTATATTCTTCTGACCCTACTTCATATTCATCTCGTTTGTCTTTAAATTCAACCCGTTCATTAAACCATTTTTCTAGAATGGTTGGTAAGAATCCTCTTCGGTCATTTGCGTAAACTGTGCCATTACTTGCAACTGTATAATTATTATCAGATAACCATGCTTTAACGTGCGGAACATGAGTTCCATTTTGTAATGTTATTTGTTGTGGGTCTGATTTCAATAAGCATTCTTGGTCCCAATTTTGAATTACGCCTAATTTAGTTTCCGGAGAAATATTCAAACTCATGATGATGCTTGGATAAAGTGATGTTAAATCTAAGTCATAGATCCATTTATATAATCCTGGTACGGGATCTTTTACATATGCTCCGGCGAGTGCATCTGCTTCCGTTTCTTCTTCAACAAATCGAAATTGTTTGTTAGGAGCAACTAATCCATTGCGTTTCAAATCTACAATTGCAGCACCATCCAAATATTTAGATGCATAATACACATCTTCATATGGAACGTGACCTTTATGGCATATGGTTCTTGCAAGTGCAATCAATTGCAGTTTATCGTCCATTTCATAAATAAGATCAACGTCGGTTACGTTATATTCTACAAATTTGTGAATGTCATCTGCAAACAATTGATCCAAATCTCCGTCGTAATCAACCTTACCTCTGCCCAATTCCTTTTTAGCAACTGTGTCTAATCGATAATTTGGTAATTCGGTATATGTAAACTTTTTATACAATGTCAAATAATCTAAACTGGATACGCCGAATATTTTGTATCGGCCTCTATTTTTATTCCATTCAACGATACCTGCAGGAGATAACTTTTTAATTGCCTGTGCACCTAATACTTTTTTGATGCGATTGATAAGATATGGAATATCAAAATTATCCGTATTCCAACCTGTAATTACTGTAGGTTGTATTTCTGCAAATGCATTTATAAATCGCATCAACATATTTGCTTCTGAATCAAATATTTCTACCTGATATTTATTAGTAGCAAATGCATCGTGTTTCACTCTTCTTTCTTCATCTAACAGCAAAACTTGCATGGTACGCCCAGCTTTATCATAATATGCAATGGACGTTATTCGCGAACGAGCTTCTTCAGGAGTCGAATACCCATCTTCGTCCCGCTCTACTTCGATATCAAAGAAAAAGTCTCTATGCCCTTTCGAAACTAAATCGCTTTCGTAATAAAGATCAATAAGCGTACGCATTTCTTCATTTAAATCAGATTCATATGCAGTAGCATTGTCTTTCCAGTTGCCATCAACTCGATCCAATCGCACGCCATCTAATGATTGATATTGTCCCGAATCTGATGGTAAATATGCATATGGTTTAAATGGGAACTTTCGATGTCCTAACTCATCATCCCATACGTGCATGATACCAGTTTTTTTATCGTAACCTATTGCTTGGTATGCCATTAATTAACCTTGTATATATCTTGTAATTCTCTATTCAATCCTAAATCGTCATCTAATCCATATCCAACTACCCATTCATCTCCTAATTCAAATCCACAATAGTTAGTTAAATCAACTCCACCTTTTCTTTTCAATAGAGTAACAACCTTAGCTGTTTCTGGAATATGACTGTTTACTATGAACAACATTTCCATGATACTTGTTCCGGAATCGCAAATGTCATCTACGATATAAACTCGTTTACCTTTTAAATCTAATTCCAATGTTTTAGTAATCAATACGCCGCCCGAATTGTATCGTTTGTCATATGATTTTAATCTTACAAAATCAACTTCATGATTGATAGTCATTGCTCGACTTAAATCTGAAAAAAAATGCATTGCTCCGTTAAGAACGCAAATTAATACTGGAGGTAATATTGCTTCTGATTCTTTGTGATCTTGTGAAATTGCATCTGCTAATTCTTTGATGCGTTGTTGTATTTGTTGTTGTGTTATGATT